AAGCCTTGCGGTATGACCGCCACGCGCGGGTGAATGTGATTTTCGTCATTGAGGCACACTCCATGCAGTCTCGGGACGTTTGCTCGTGTTCGTGAAATCCGTAGTCCACTGGAAAACAGGCGTGCCAAGGTTCTTGCCCGGCCACGTCACGACGTACTCGCCATGGCCAAGAACCACGCGGGGCGTGACGAAGACACGGTTGCCGCTCTCGCGCCAGTTGCGCCAGAAGTAGATGTCGGGATCGACCCGGCCTTCGTTCCACGCACCGTCTGGCCCTGGCTTGCTCCAAAACCACGGTTTTTTCGCACGCTTCAGGGCGGCCGTAGAGATGACGGTAAGCCCGAAGTGGGCCGTGTCCACTTCCTGCACAGGCTCGGCGAACCACGACGCAGGAAGGCTCGTGGTGCCGCCCTCGGGCGGATTGTCTAGCGTGCCCCGCAGCGTCAACATCGGCCTGCCGTCTTCCCGCTTGGTCTGCAGCCCAGTGATGGCGTCGCATTGAAACGTCATCGCTAGGGCAAACAGGTGCTCCACGTCTTCCTTCGTGAAAAACGTGTCGTAGTCGATTGTCAGCAGATACTCGGCCTTGTCGATGAATTGTTCCATCACCCGCGTGTTCACTTGGTCCCAGAACGCACCAGTGCCCATCGTGGGGCGAATCCCCAAAGGCATAAGTGCCTGAGCCCACGCGAAGTGATTGGCCGTAAACGACAGCCTCGGCATCGACAGGATTGCTTCCACCCGAATGTCGGCCTCGGTGCCACCTACCTTGACGATCATGCGTGACTCCAAAAGAGAGCGGGCCGCCCCGTTGTGGAGCGGCCCGCCCAGTTTGCACATCTCGTCAAGCCGTCAGGCTCACGCACCAACCAGGCCGATCATCGGGCCGGCGACGGTGTCGGTGCCCAGGTTGGCGTGCGTGATGGCCACGCGGGCCACCGCACGGATCACGGTCTGGTCGCTCAGGAAGTTCACCTGATCGCTGCTGGCGATCTCGATGGCCTGGCGGATGCCGTAGTAGCTCGAGTTCGCCATGTTCCCGTAGAGAGCCATGATCGCACCCGTGGAGTCCGCACCGGCCGGCAGGCGGTCGGTGAGGACCACTTCCGAGCCGAGGAACGTCGGACCCATGCCCTGCGACAGACCCACCGACCCGCCCTGGGCGAGGTCGAGGTTCTGCATGCACGCCGCGAAGAAGAACGGCGAGCAGAACCACTTGGCACCCGCACGGCTGTGCTGCGGAACCCTGGCCATCATGGCCAGCAGGTTCGCCTTGGTGACTTCGTCGGGCGTGTCGCCGGCAGCCGTCACGAGCGAGGCGGCGTAGGTGGCAGCAGACGCCGCCAGCAGGCCACCCGTGTGGGTCGTGACGAGCCCGGCAACCGCTGGGGCGTTGCTGGGGTTGCCGCTCCACGCAGCCTCTTCCACGGCGTTGCTGAGCGTCAGGGCGAGCTCGGCAGCGATCCAGTCGGCGATCGACACGATGGAGTCTTGCAGGAGCTCGCTCGCAATCGTCACCGCACCCGTGACCTTCTTCGCCGTCAGCGTCACCTGGTTGCTGGTGGGATCGCTGGCAGTAATGGCGGCGTTCTCGTTGATCCAGTACGCCGTGGCACCAGCCGTCCGGCGCGGGAACAGCAGCACGTCGCTCGGCATCACCACGTTGGTGGCGTTCTGAGCGAAGGCCGAGTACTGGTCCACGAGCCTGATGACGGTCGAGGAGAGAACGTCGGGCACGAAGGCCGCACCCGTGGTGCTGCCGGTCGAACCCTGGGCGCGAGACTCGACGCCGTGATCCTGGCACCACCGCTTCGCGTCGGCATCGCCGCTCTTCGCCTTGAACCACATGCCCACCGAGTAGGCATCCTTGGCGTTCTCGAACGCACGGAGCCGCCCCGAGAACGGAACCGCTTCGATGCGGACCTTCTCGCTGCGCTCCTCGGTCACCTCGGGAGCCGGCGAGCAACGCTCGACCACGCTGCGGAGATTCTTGGCCGACTCGACCACCTTCTTTTCGAAGTCGATCTTGGCGGTGAGTTCGTCGGCACGCTTGTTGAGGTCGATGAGCTCGACATCGCGGGCGGTCGTGTCTTCGGCCTCGATCGCACGCACGGCGTCGATCCGATTGGCAAGGGTTGCCGCCTCGTCCTGAAGCTTCTTGAGATTGTCCATGTTCGGTGAGACTCCTGCGGCGGTATTGCCGATGGAGTCCACAGTGCCACTACGGGCGGGGTGCCTTGCAGAAACGCACAGCGGAAAGTGTTGTTTTCACAAACGCCACCGCCCGAGCCCCGCACCTCGGGCAACGCAGATACCGCTGCCGTTCGTCACCGCATGGACGGCTGGAGCGGCACCGGAGTTTCTCGCCGCACGTGCAGCGTGCTTCAGACACGGCGCAACCTCAGAGCCCACGCCGCTGCGGCGTCACGGACCAGGGAACGCATGGCCTTCTTCACTTCGGGCTCGGCATCCGCATCGGCCTCGACTGCGGCAGCCTGCTCTGCCAGCCACGCCTCATAGGACCGCCGGGACACCACCGCAGTCGTAGCACTGCCGTAGGCCGGCACGTTGACCGGGCCAACTTCGTACAGGCCCGAAGCCTCCACGATCTCGCGGATGGCCTTGCCTGATTCGTCGGTCGTGTAGCGTTCCCCACGCTGGCTCACAGTGAACGCGAAGGAGCTGCCAGTGAGCAGGCGAGCACGCACCAGGGCCAGCACGTCACGGCCCGCCGAGGTATCCGGCGGCTCCACGACATACGAAATGCCACGATCGTCAGCGATGATTTCGAGCGTGCCAGCCGACTCCCGGCCCAGCAGCATATCGCTGTTGTGGTTGTAGTAGCTCAGGATCTCGCCCTTGCCCCGCTGGCGGTTCAGCACCTTATCAAAGGCACCAGGCAGGATTCGCTCCCGAAAGCCACCGAGGTCGAGGGATAGCCGGTTGTATGGCACCGCCAGCCCCCGGATCGCTTCGCGCCCGCTGGAGCGTGTTTCGATCTGCAGCTCGCACTCGGGTGCCTCGTCTACGGTCAGGCAGCGGCGTTCAATTTCCATCGGTCGGGTTCTCCTGTTCGGCCTGGTCCTCGGCGGCATCGGCCGGGCTGTCTTCTACTTCGGCGGGCGGCTCGGGCATCGGCTCCGGTGCCGGCGGCTCCGCGCCCACCTTGTCGAGCGTGGTCATGTTGAGTTGAACGAAGTGCTTGTCACCTTCCGGCCCGATCGGGTTCAGGTTCTCAAGCTCGCGGATCTCGTTGATGGTCATCCACCCGTTCTGCAGTGCCGACACGTAGTAGGCCGACCGGCTCGCGTGGTCGCCACGCAGCAGGCCCGAGACGCTGTGCTCGGCGAAGAACCGCTCATCGTCCACGATCAGATCGCGGCTGATGGCTGCTTCCCATCGCTTCAGATGCGGCAGCAGGCAGTGCTGCACGAACTCCGTGCCCTGCACTTCAATGTTGCTGTACGTGCTGCGTGTCAGGTCTTGGATCATGTGAGGCGGCACGCGGAACGCCCGGCAGATTTCGATCACTTGATACTGCCGCGTTTCAAGGAACTGCGCCGCCTCGTTGCTGCCGCTGAGCTCTTTGGCGGAAACGCCCGCAGGGAGGACGGCCGTTCGGAAAGCCCGGTCGCTGCCCCTGTGCATTCGCTCCCAACTCTCACGTAGGCGCTCGGCAGCGTCTACGGGAATCGGGTTGCTGCTTTCCAAGATCACACCCGGACGGGCACCGTTGCCGAAGTACGTGGACCCGTGGGCCTCCAGCGCCTGGGCCAGGCCGATGGCGTTCTGGAAAATCTTGTAGGTCGGGATCGCCTTGATGCCGTCCTCGGTCGTGAAGCGCAGGGCGAAGATCTGCTCCTGGGGATAGATCGTCTCCCGCCCGCTCGGCTCACGGTAGCGATACCGCAGCTTGCCGTCAGAGAGCCGATCGACTTCCATCCGAGACGAGTGCAGGGGCCACAGCTCCGACACCGCACCTCGAGCACCTGGGCGGATCTCGGCGTAGCTCGCACCGTAGTGCAGATACATGCCCGTCATCCAATCCCTAAATTCTTGTGCCGTCTGCCACGGGTTGGGCTGCTGGTGGAGCAGGCGATACACCGGGTGGCTCGTGGCCTTCGCCTTGCCGCCGTTGGCCATCCGCTCGTAGACGTGCAGCGGCAGGGCTGATACCGCATCCGATATGACGCGGATGCAGGCCGTGTACGCAGAGCACGCCATCGAGTTGTCGGCGTTCACGCGGATGCCCGAAGGCGTGCGAGACGATGACACCTCGGGCCAGTCGATGCCACGCAGGTCGAACATCTTGAAGTCGGCGGCGGCGTGTTCGCTCATAACGAGATGATGTCCCAGTTCTGTTCAGGGGCCGGGGCCGTCGCCGTAGCGTGGATGCCGAGGGCCATCGTCAGCGCCACGATGCCGTCGATGCGTTCGTTCGATTTCGCCTTGCTGGGCTTGATGTTTCCGGCGTGGTCCTGCTGTATAGCCACGTTCGACGCCTGCCACGCCAGGACGGGATGCCCGCCGTGGAGCAACTTGCCGCCCACCACCAGGGCCTCGAGCTGCTTGGCGGGCGAACTCATCGAGCCGTAGCCCTGACCAAAACCTAAGACATTTACGCCATCGCCTTGCAGTTGGGTGGCCAGCTGCGTGGCGTTCCAGCGGTCGATCGCCACCTGCCGCACGTTGTATTTCTTCGCGATCGCAAGAATGTCGGCCCGCACCTTGTCGAAGTCCGTGACGTTTCCATGCGTCAGGTGCAGCTTCCCCTCCTTCGCCCACTGGTCATACGGCACGCGGTCCCGCTTCACCCTGTCCCGCATGTTCTCCTCTGGAATCCAGAAGTGGGGCTCGGCCCAGAAGGTGCCATCGTCCAACTGAAACAGAAGGCACAGGCACGTCGTGTCGTACGTGGTTGCAAGATCAAGGCCCGCGAAACACTCCCGGCCGTCGAGCATCACAGGGCAGGGCTTGTTGCCCTGTGCCCAATGCTCCATCCGCAGCCAGCGCGTGTCCTGCTCGGTCCACTGGTTTAAGTGCAGCCGGCGAAAGGTGTTCTCCTCGCTCGGCATGTCCTGGGCACGCTTGCACCGCACCTGCAGATCGTCGAGCTTCACGCTCACGCCAAGGTTCGGATTCGCCTTTCGCCAAGTGGCTTCCGCAGTCCAATCGTCTTCGGGATCGGCGGCGTAGATCGCAGGCAGGAAGGTGTCATCCTTAATGGCCCCTTCCCGCACGGCCAAGGCATACCGCCAGATTTCCCAGCAGATGCTCTTTCGGTCAAAGCCCGCAGTGGTGATTGCCACGCACAACGGCTGCCGCCTGGCCCCGGTGCTCGTGGTCATCACGTCCCACAGCTCACGGTCGGGCTGCGCGTGCAGCTCGTCAAAGATGATCCCGTGAGCGTTCAGGCCGTGCTTCGTGAACGCCTCGGCCGACAGTGCCTTGTACGTGCTGTGCGTGTCTTCCCGGACGATCGAATTGCGAAACACACGCAGGCGGCTTCGCAGCTTGGGCGAGTTCTCCACGCAGACCTTCGCCATTTCAAAGACGAGCCGGGCCTGGTCGCGGTCGGCGGCACACGAATAGATCTCGGCCCCCGGCTCGCCGTCGAACATCAGCTTCAGTGCGATCCCGGCACACAGGGTGCTTTTGCCGTTCTTGCGTGGGATCGCCAGCAG